TAAAAGTGCTAGTATTTCCATGTGTTTTATTTAGTATAGCACACACGGAAACTTTAGTAAAGAAGAACGGTTAAATTACTCGAAATTAAGCAATGCCAATTTGTGGACTTGCTTTACCTTGGCTATCTGTAAAATCAATAGCAACAGAACCAATCCTAATAGGTTGATAGTCTCCGCCAGCAGTTGTAGCTTCATCAAACTCGCTTGAGTCTAGCATCACGTAGTAAGAGCCGGTAAGGGGATTCAACACCATAATTTCGCCTTTGCCGTCCACTGTTTGATAGATATCGTATAACATTTTTGCGTAACCTGACGAAAAAGCATCATAATCAATTGTTCCATCACTGTTAACGCACTGTTTAACAAAACTAGTGTCGTATCCGCCTGCTTTCTTTTCAAATTTAGAAAGTAAGCAACTTGTAGCGACAGTCGCTAAGAATTTCTGAGTCGTTACTTTACCAACACGATCTTGAATCTTAGGATTAAGTGCATTTACGACAAAGGTTCTTCCAAATGATGTCCATTTGATATCTTTTTCGTTTCCCTTATCATCCAGATAAACACCGACATTATTGCTTGGTAATACAGACTTTTTAGGTTCTTTAACTGCTTTAGCCCTTGCTTCTGTTACTTCTTCTTTCTTTTTTAAACTATAGTCTAATTCGTTTTTTCCGTAACCGGCATTATTGAATAGTTCAACTAGCGCACCTTTGTACTTATCGTATCCGTCGACACCCCTAGCAAGTGCAACAGTACCAAGCCTGCCGCCTTTCTCTGGATTCTGGCTGGCTTTTAATTCGATATCTCTACCGTTAACCTGTAAGTCGCCTTTGCCACCTTTATGTACAGGAGTTCCTAAGATTGCCAAACCTAGTTCACCTGGACCCCAGTTGCCTGCTGTGGCGCTAGGTTTAATTAACAATAAGTTTCCAATTATCTTTATAATCTCTTGTGCTTCTTCGTCTAATGTATTCAAGACGTTTCCACGTTTGGAAGAAAGTAATTCTTCAAAATCTACTATACCTATAATACAACGCGACATAAAATTGCTTAAATTTCTTAGCTTTGCGTTTCTGTCAGCAATAGTTTCAGCAGAGCCTAATGGACGGCTAAACATGTCTTGAATTAGATTAATTAACTCTTGTTTAGCTGCTGTAGTAGGAGCCTTCACTGGCGGTCTAATAGGAGCGACATCTGTGCTCTGCATTTCTTTTTTGTTAAAGTCTCCCCTTGCCATCTGCTCATCGTATGCTTTTTTCATTGCGTTGAGCGTTCCGCTAACTTTGTATGCTAGTTCTTCGGCAAGTGTAGCAATTTTCTCAAAGGCCGCTTTGTTTGTTGCAAATTCTTTTTTCTGGCCTTTTTTGTATTGACTTTGTCCGTATTTAATCTTTTCTTCTTCTGCGTTGGCTACTGCTGCTTCTAATTCAAAAATCCTAGCAAGCAGTTCTTGCTTAGTTGCAGATGACAATTTTGCTTGAGACTTACTAGCTTGAGTTATTAATTTTGAAACTGAAGCATTAGACTCTGCTAAAGGTAGTTGATCTTGTGTAGCAATTGATTCTACTGGCTGTGTTTCGGCTTGTGGCGGCGCAGCTTGTTGCGGTGGTGCAGGCTGTATCGGTGCAGGCTGTGGTGTAGACTCTTCTCTAGCAGAAACAATAATGTCTTGTAATAACTTAATTGCTTCTAAATGTTCAGGGCTAGTTTCATCAGTAGATTTTAGAATAGTTTCTAATCTACCAACTAGATCTACGCTAACGCTCTTAGGCGGCGCAAACTCATATAGTGGGGTTTTAAATTCACGAAATCTCATAGTAGAGTATTTATGCTATTTCAGGGAACAGACATTCTTGAACGAATGCTGTAACATCCTCTTCACTTAGTCCGAGACTTACCATAACTTTGGGAGTGTGCGGATTTTGCTTTTGATTTTGTGCGTAAAAGTTCTGTGCTGCTTTTACCGTAACAAGATCAGCAGTTCCTTTAGTTTCGCCTACTGTTTCTAAGTAATGGTTAACTAATATAGAAGCAAGACTGGAAATCTGGGCTAGTTCATTTTCATCACTGACATTACCAGCTGCAACCATATGTTTGCTAAAAATACGTTGTGCCCATTCAGGCAATGCACGAGGTTTGTGCCAGTCATATCTACTGACTTCTTCTCCGAAGTATTCTATCATAGGGTGAGTAGTATTGCCAGATGGGCTGTAATCAATAAAACATCCAGTGATTTTGTTTTTGCCTGCTACAACATCGAATCCAAAAATTGGAGCAGGGTTATCTAGATGAGGAAATACACAGCAGTGCATCATCCAAAGTCCTTTAGTTTCACGGGCATCTACTACATCAATATGCGCTCGTCGATACTGGCTGCTGGCCCAAACTTTGTTAATCCAACCTGGTTGATTAAAACGATCCATTCCAGGTTCATGTATAATACTACCAGTGGCATAAAAAGCGGCCTCGAGCCGCTTTTCAATTTCAATTAATGTATCCCAAACTTTACTCGCCGTCATATAGATCTCTCATCATAGCGATGGCATACTCAAACGCCATCTTGGCTTCTTCGCCTAAGTCGTCTGTCAACATACTGCGGATAGACATCTTCATAGCATCAGCATTGTCAAATTCATAGAACTTGCCGCTTGAAATATGTGCCACTTGTTTTTTGATAATTTGGCCTCCGAATAAATCACCCATATGTCTTACATATAGATGAGCTTTTACTAAGTGCCTATTGTCGGGGTCATTACCTAGTGCATGTAGATACGCCTGATAATCAAGTGTTGCAGGAGTTAGATAGCAGTATGTGCCATCGTCTAATTCCATAAAGTCTGCTAATATGCCTTTGAGTCTAGGCAAGTCTGGAACTGTATCAAAAAATCCTTGACGTTTACAATACCATTCTATTGGATCGTAAATTGCCAACAAGTTGTACAAATAGTTCTTATACTCTTGCTTGCCAATTTTACCACTGAGTAACATCTTGGCAAATGTTGTAGTTTCTGCTTCGTGATGCAGATCTTTTGTGATTTCTTTTAAACTCATTCTTCTTCCATTTTAATTTGTAATGGAAATCCGTTGCCTCTAGCTAACTGTGTTGCTTCAACTGCTTTTGCTTCAGCAATTTCAAAACTATAAACACCAGCAATTCCACTACCTTCATTATGTATCTCTAAAGTAATTTGTTTTGCTGTTTCTTGAGTGTGCTTAAAAGTTTCTGTTAGCAACCCCACTACAAAATCAATAGGAGTCGAATCATCGTTTAAAAATACAACCTTCCAACGCTTAGGTTCTTCTAATTTTTGTTTAATTTTTTCGTCAATTTGAACATCAGTTGCTGACATAATATACTCCAAAAAGTGGGGGAGTTGCCTCCCCCTAATAATATTTACTTAATTGCAATCAAACGAGGCTTGAGTGCTTCAGGTACTTCACGTGTTAGTTTAACACTTAAGATACCATTAGTCAACTCTGCATCGCCCACAACCATGTGTTCTGCAAGTGTAAATGATCGTTCAAAGTCGCGAGCAGCAAGACCTCGGTGTAGGTATTTGCTAGCATTGTCATCTTTTAAACGAGTGCCTTTGATAGTCAGCAAATTTTGATCAACCTCAATAGTAACATCCTCTTTGTCAAAGCCTGCCACAGCGATTTCGATCTCAAAGTGATCGTCATCATGTTTTAGTACGTTGTATGGAGGATAGTTAGTTTGTACGGAGTTTGCAAATCGCTTTTCAACATCGTTGAAAAGGCTGTCAAATCCAATAAGTGCTCTGTTTAGAGCTTGAGTGTCAAATCGTGTTAATGCGTTCATAGTTTTCTCCTTAATAAGCAAGAACGTTTCGGAGCACCATGCTCCAGTTTGTAAAACCCTAACGGCGTTCTACAAATTTATTTATCTCAGATTTTATCGAGATTTGGAATACTGGACCATGTTTTCAGTTTTTCGATCTTAGCACGTTTGGCCTTGTGTAAGTTGCCCCAGCTTACTACACCGTTGACCATTAGGATATCTACCATGGCAAGAACATCACCTAACTCTTCTTCTAAATGTTCTCTATTGGTTTGATCTTTTCCTGGTTTAGCATTGTCGATGCCAAAGCGCCGAATTTTGCTAATAGCTTGAATTACTTCTGCACATTCTTCTTGTGCAATGTCCATTACTTCATTGTTGTCTTCAGTCATTTGCGTAAATCTTTAAATGGTTCAACTCCGCGATTGCGTAGTTCTTTAAGTACGTTTTGTACACCTACTGCTTGATTCCAAGCATCTTCCAATGCGTGATGTTTTAGTACAGGAGGACGATTGGCTTCAATACCTAAGTCGTATATAGTTCTGCAATCTCTCACAGCCCAATAGCTCCAAGGATATGCTTTTTCAATTTTACGGAAGATATGTTCCATAATCACAATGTCGAAGCCTGCACCGTTTGACCATACACGTTTGGCACCCCAACAGAATTTGTACAGTTGATTCATTGCATCTACAATGTCAACTCTACCTTCTGGGTTAAATGCTTCGTCTTGTGCTTCTTGGCTTTGTTGCGCCCACCAAGCAATTGTAGAGTCACTAGTGACAAGACCGAGTCTATCACAGCTATCTAAATCTACTCGAACATAAAAGCTGTCCATTTGTTGGTCGTTAAGTTCGTCTCCAAACGGATCAAACTTAACTGCACCTATTGATAAAACACTAGCGTCTGGACTGGTTGCTAATGTTTCTAAGTCGATCATAATATCAGTTTTCATACTGCAATTGTAACAGATAAAACAGTTAGTGTCAAGTCTCGATAAATATTTTTATGCCAACACTAGTACCAATACCAATTTATCTAAACTTTTTTAATGCAGTCTTTGCTAAAGGTGTTGACAATCCAAATGAAGTGCGTGGAACAAAATGGATAGTTAGTCCATTTGTACCTGCGGTAGAAGACGATCCGGAAACTACTGAGGACGAATCCGCAGACAGTATTCCGGAAGTAGCTATCTATCTTAAGCCCATCGAAAGACGGGCGTTGTCGTTAGTTGCTGCCAGAGCGGGCAAAGTAGAGTATTAATACATTTTCTGCGGAAGTTGTTGATCTTTCAACTTTTTCTTCCAACGAGCTTTGGCAGCGCCTGCTTTACGTTTACGCATAGTAGTAGGCTTCTCATAGAATTCCTTCTTTTGAAGGTCCTTCAATTTGTTGCTGTCCTCAATCTTATTTTTGAATTTACGAAGGGCACGACCTACATCGTCTCCGTCACGCAAAAATACTACTGTACCTCTTGGTTTTTTATTTGTCTCTCTCATTCGTCTTCCTCGTCACTTTCGTTGTTTTCTTCGCCTGCGGCTTTGGCTTGATTAATTTGTTCTACAAGCCAGTCTAAGTTATATATCCTGTTTCTACTTAACAATCCCCAAGGAGTGATTTCGTCACTGGTTATATAATGTGCATTGGCATTTGCCAATAAAATACTTAAGAAATTTTTAGTGATTGGATCACAATTATCCACATCAATAATAATTATATCTACATTATTGGCTGCGTTAAGCAACCATGCAATGTCTACTTCTTCAGAGTCATAGATGTACACATTAATTTCTTCATCTATAACACTTAGTATTGTTTGAAACTGTAATTTAAGTCTAGTGCTAGGCTTGACTAGCAAGTATCCGATGTTACTGTTAAACAGTGTATCAGGAGGTGTGATTAGATTAATCTTTCCTAAGTTCATATATCCTTCTTGCGAAATATTCTAATTTGTCGTTATCGTAGTTGCTAAATTTAGTGCCTTTGTTTTTTGTTTCTTCAACAAATTCATAAAGCTCGGGTTCTAACTCTTTGTCTACAGTGATATTTTTAAATTCATGATCACTATACTCTTTATATAGTCTATCCTTGGGACGCATTTGATCTTTTTTCTTTTGCAACCTTTGCCAAAGAGTTTCTTCGTTTTGCTCTCCATTTTGGATATAATTTAAGGCTTGGTCCTGACTATCTGTCGGCCCCTCTCCTTGATCATAAACTTTTTTTTTTGACTCTTCCTCTAGTTCAGGAAGAATTTGAAAAGTGTTGTCTTTAACTTCGTCTATTTTTATTTCGGTGCTGTCAACAGTAGGAGTGCTTACCTCTGGTTCTTTACTAACCATAGGAGGATGAAATACCCAATCTGCCGGATATGCAAATCCTTGTTTAAGATAAGGATGTGTGTCAGGATGATGAGATTTAGATTCTTCTTTAGGAGTTATTTCATCGTAAGTTGGAAACGGCCATACTGCATCTTTATCTTCTTTCTCAGCTATATAACTTTTTGGACCGTCTAGTACATCACATTCTTTATTTGGACAATACACGCCAATGCCAGGTGCGTCTAACATTGACGTTCCGCACTTTGGGCAAGGTTCTTTAATCCCGTCATCATCTAAGTCTTCTTTAGTAGGCTCTTCTCCTACAGGTAATACAGTACTGTCTTGTTGCTTCTGTTCTCGCAACCATTGGAATGTCATTTGAGCAGCCAACAACATGATAACAGCTAAAGGATCAAACACTGCTACAATTAATATGATAACCCATGTTACAGCTTTTTCAAGTAAGTTAGTATCAGGGTCGTCGCCGTAGATTAGTTTGGCAATGTATTTGATCGGCCCTACTTCTGCTTCAACTTTACGGACTTCGGCTGCAATGGGAGATCTTTCTGCTTGGAGTTTAGCAATATTACTCTGTGCGTTGTTAATATCACGCTGGAGTTGAGCTCGTTCTCGTTGTTGAGCTCGTCGAATTTGCGTAGCTTTGTCTGCACCACGTTCGTCGTTTGATCTAGACATGACTTGGTCAACAGCTTCATCCATCTGTTTAAGAGATTTTCGGGCAGCATCGATATTCTCCTTCTCTGTTTTGATCTTCTCATCATAAACGGCAATCTTTGATATAACATCGCCACTGACTAAACTTTGATCTGTATGAGCTTTTGATAGGAAACCAAAAATACCCATGCTAGTAATAAACATTAACACGACTACTGCTGTAGTCATATACAGCTTCATGAAGCCCGGCGTTTTATCCCAATTAGCTTTAAGCCAACTAGCACATACTAATTTGGCTACTTCTAAACTTCCGCCCATGATATAAATGGGAATAGTTGCCGCGGCAAAAATAGCAGCCAAACCTATTACGCTGTAATAGATTGCGACTGCTGAAATGGTGAGGCCAGTAAGTAGCAGTAACCAAGCAAGTATCATGTATTAGACTGTTGAAGTAAGTTCAGTTCCGTCAATCAAGCTAACACTAACATCGTCGAAGATATCAGCTTGTGTATCGGGTGTGTTGATTGTAACACTTACTTGGGTCTCGGACAAGTCACTTGGGTCATAAACTCTGTAGGTTCGAGTGTATGCATTGCGAGCAATAGCAGTGCCTACTAAGTAACGAATAGCTTTAGCTGTAGTGTCAATAGTTATTGCCGCACCAGTTGTTGGAGCAAAGCTAGTAGCAATTTTTTGAACTGCACCTAATACAAAGTCATCACGGTCATACTTAACTGTAAAACTAATGGCAGTAGGTACACTGTCAGCTAATGCATTGTTGGCACTAGTAACTTCTACGTCCATAACTTGTGCATCTGCATGTTTAGTTAATTCTTCAATAATAGCTTGCCAACGCATATTGCCACGTGCTAAACGTTGTGCATTTGCAAGGCTAGTAGGAGCAGTAGTGAAACTGTTCCAGTCGTATGGGTTAACTGCACCGTTTGCTGGCGCCGCTCCGCCGTAGTTGCCAGTACCGCCGCTAAGTGTTAATACTACACGGTAGAAGTCTGGGCTTAATTGGTTTGCGTCTTGTTGAAATCCTGATGGCATAATCCATTCCTTATGTTATTGTAGTATTTATTCATTTAAAGACGATCAAAGCTAATAACACAGCTTGAACAAAGAATCCAAATCCAATAGTAATGATATTGAGCAGATCTTTGCTAATTACGCTCTTAACAAAGAACATAAACAAACCTAACCACATTAGCAATACGATATCAACAGGCGGCATTTTTTCAGTGAGCCCAGTTAAAACAGCTACTAATGTAGGAATTGTTGCTAGATGAATAAGAATAACACCAATCCATCCTAACGTCTCTGCAGACAAGTGAGCAATATTTTCTTTGATGCCATCCATCATGTGACGGATACTAACCAAATTGCGAAGTGTACTGATATTCATTTCAATCCTTTATTTGTAAAAAATGTGACGGCCAATTTTAGCTACTTTTTCTCGTTTCCATCCGGGATTAATATAATCTCCATGAAAATAAAGCGCATCTGTAATCGAAGGCAATCTAAAGCCTTCTAGTAAAACTTGTCGAGCAACGATTTCACTTTCTTTGAAAGCTGCCACATGTTTTGGCGGCACCTTACTAGGGCCTTCGCAGTACCAACTAAATTGGCACAGTACTTTACTATACACTACATTCTTTTGATAAACAACTTGACAAATATCTGAAGGGAATTTTCCACTTTCGGCGCGGTTTATAGTAACCTGTGCTACAGCAACTTTACCTTCAAACGGTTCACTGCCTGCTTCGTAATAGATATTACGAGCAAGGCACTCTAATTGTTTGTTACGAACTTCTGCAGTCACAGAGCTCATCTTGATATTGATTTCCTTATTAGGATCAAGTTTGAACTTGACAGCTTTGTAGCCTATTATTGCGACTAATGCTAGTCCAAGTACTACAAGTAAAAATTTAATAAAGCGTATCATTTTTTCCTCCTTTACGCGGGATTGCTAGTTTTTTAGGCTAGTAATTTAATTAGTTAAAATGTAGAGTTAATTATCTACGCATTTTAGCTAGATCTTCGGCATCTTGTTGCCTAAAGACTGGGATAGCGTTACTTTTGTGCAACTGTCCAATGCCCAGCATTTCGGTACCAGTGTAAACTTTGTCAGGTGCCTTTACGCAAGGTGCCCAACCAGTGTCTACGCTGGCAATTTTAGGATCCTGTGCGCCACGATGTGTAGCAGGACCCGGCGTCCAAACTTCCGAAGTTAAGGCACGTTTACGCTTTTTTTCTTCAGCTTCAACACCCCACTTCTTTTGAAGTTCTTTCCAATCTGCATCTAAGTCACGAGCTTTTTGAGCTTCATCTGCATTACGGAATTTCTTTTTACCCTTCTTTTTACCATTAAGGCTCAAACTAGGGTGATGCAAGTGCATGGTCATTCTTAGTCCAAAGTTATATACACAAGCACTATTATATAGCCTTTTTGGAAACGTGTCAATTAGAATGAGCTTACAATCATTTCCAATAGTTCTTCATGTTCCATAAAGTCATAATCACCGTTAAATTCAAAAATGGCGTCTTCAATATTTTCCCAACCGTCAACACCCAAAATTTCAAAAATTTCTTGTTTGCTTAAAGGTTCATGACGCATATAACTAACCCAGGATGCAGTCATTATTAAACAGACAAAAATTAACCTATCATCATACACTTCATTTTGTTCGCACCATTGGACTGTCTTTTTAAGATAGTATTCGATATCTTCTATTCGATGCTCAAGTTGAGCAATCCAACTTTTAGTATCCTCTCTAGACCAATATTTCATAAATCTGTTATATAAAATATTCTTGTACTTCTGGGAACACTGTTCTAAAATCTAAATTTCTCTTTTGATCTTGATCTTTTATATATTCCATAAAGACATTATAACGTTCTCTTTCAAAAGGCATTGTTAATTTAGATATGCTGTGTGTTGGACCGAATTTGTTAAGTATTAAAAATCTCAGCTTAGATGGAATTGCTGACATATTCACTGTACCAGTTGCTGAAAAAGGATTTGAGAAAAAATCAAAAATCTTCATTTTTTTAGGATTATCTTTGTAGTACTGGAAAAACTGTTTGGCCCATTCTTCGTATCTATCGTGATAGAATGCACTAAAGGGAGTTACTGCGTAACTTGTTCCAAGAACTCCTGGAATATCTAGATCTAATATAAATTTTAGATTATCTTCAACTTGAGAGAATACCATTGGCCATCTTAGATAATCAAAGTGTTCTTGTATTCCATCTATGCTAACATAAATGTCAACAGTTTTGGCCTTGCGCCAAAGTTTAACAGTTTCTTCACAAGGTTTAACACTTCCATTGGTAACATAGTGTACATGTACGTTTCCTAGATTTCCAATCTTTTCTAATTCTCTTAGAAACAGCAGATGAGTTTTAGTTCTTAACGGTTCTCCTCCGTTGGAAAATCCTAATTTTTTAAGTTTAGAAAGATCTATGACTTCTTTTATAAAATCTAATCTTTCTTGAGCTTTGTCTTTAAAGTTTTCTAATCTTATATATTTGTTAAATTTTGCTTCGTGTTTTTGCCAAGTGCTACTACTATGAACTCCGCAAATAAGGCAAGCACCATTGCAATCAGCATCAGTCTGTATTTCCAATGATGTTATTTCATCCGGCTCGTGTGTTGCATTTAACCCTTTTAAATTAAATTTCTCCATTGATCCTTGTCTTGGAGAAGTTAATCCTTTTTTCTCTTTGTTAAAACAAAAAGCACATTCGTCTGTCCAGGTGTCTTGTGCAGTTAGTTTTTCATTTAGAGAATGAAACTCTTCTTTAGTTGAAAGGTTTATTCTTGTTGAATACCAACAGCAAGGAGATGTTCCAGCTAGATCGAATCTATATTGATTGCCTAAGAATCTGCAAAACTGGTTAGACATGAGTTTTTATTTTTTCTTTTAAAATTTCTACAGTTTTTGGACTTATTACAACTTCGTAGTGATTGAGTTCTAATTCAATAAACTCCATGTCACTACGAGTTTTCATACTGTCAATAGTAACTACGCCGTCGTTGGGTTCAACCATCCAAGGACTGTCTCCCCTAACGGTAACAATGTTAAGCCAGGGATGTAGAACTTTAAGTTTACTAGTTGTCCTCATAGGCTTACTATTAGGACCTATGTCCCTAAGTAGCCTACTGAAAGGAAGAAAATATCTAGCATAGTCTGCTACTGAACTTCCTCCATAAGGGGTACTTATTGTAACAGCGCCAATAACTTGATTTTTAAAATGATTTGCCAAGTGCAGAGCATAGATGCCGCCCAGGCTGTGGCAAACGAAAAACATATTGTCAAAATTGACAAGCATATCTTTCATCTGCGCTAGATTTTCTTCAAATCCATTTTTGCTATTATATTCGATTACAATATCATTATTATGATTTAAATGTTCTCTTATATAATTAAAGCTCTCACCTGTAGCACTTGCTCCGTGAATGTAAACTAGTTTCATGCAAATATTTAGTTTGCATGAAGTAAGAAATTATTCTTTAGTTTCTTTACGTGCATTCTTAACTGCTGTAACATCGTTACGAGTTTCTTTGCAAAGCTTTGCTAAATCTTGGCAAGCTTTACGAACTCGAGTGCCAGCAGCACCAACTTCTTTGTCGTAGAACTTTTCGAAGTCTGACTCCATTGCTTCTACGATTTTTGTGAACTCTTGATATTTGTTTTGTGCCATGTTATGGTCTCCTTTATATTATATATCAGCATCTACTACGATGCTATAAATTTGTTTCCAATTTTTTACTAGGTGATAAGTGCAAAGATAATGCATATTATGACCGTGCTCTACTAGAATAGATTTTAGTCCTAGTCGTTGCCCAACATCAGCATTTTCTGGTTTATCCTCAATCCACCACATACCAGAATCTTTGTAAGGTTCTAATGCTGTATCTTTGTCTGCTCCAGTGTCTAGGCAAATGACACTTTCGATAGCATCGCCAAAAATCTTACGTAAGTTCATTTCACGAAGTTTTGCGGCATTTTTATCTAAGCTAAGACTTGTAATTACACGGAATTGATAACCGTGTTCTTCGTGTAGTCGTTTTACATAGTAAACACTGTCACGAAGTGCAGGAAGAAATCCAATAGCGGCTGATTCGTTAAAAATTTTAACTAGCTTTTTGATTTCTTCTTTAGTAGTACCTTTATAGTGATGATGTAGGTAATAGGTTGTTTTTCCAGATTCTTCAAACTGATAACCTCGTTCAGTCATCCAAACTTTGAAAGCCCATTCCCAATCCAATAACACTCCGTCTGCGTCTGTGAGTATAAGTTTATTTGTCATACTCACATAATACTATATTTTTTAACGTTTGTCAACCGTTAGCAAACACATTTGACGAACCGGTTGCTGGATGCCCGCATGTTGCAATATCTCCGGCTCTACATACTGGTATGTTGTTTGCAAAAACGTTTGGACTTCCGGTAGACATTACCGGTGCAGAGTGCGGTGCTTTACCGTGCCCTGCTACAGGATCACCTATACGTGCAGTAGGTAGATTGTTAGTAAAGACATTACTCGATCCTTTAACAATCGTAGATCCTGCAATGTCTGCGCTTGCTCTTGATACTCCTGGCATATCAGGTTGGTCCTGAAACAAACGGGTTGTCAACTGGAGGATCGTCAAACGCTGCTAAAGTTTTGACAGCATTGAATAGAGAAATGTATTCAGCCCAAGCACGTTGTTGTTCTTCTTCAGTTACTTGTCTACTAGTATCAAGTACTTCACCTTGCTGTACATACTGTCTATAGATAGATGCAAATCCAGCCCAGTCATATGGACCTCTATTCCTAATACCCGGACCGCAGGCCAGCATACGAATAACAAGTTGACTTTGACGAATACTGGCTACGTTCTGTGCAATAAACTTTTGTGTTTCTGCCATTGTTTCTAAAGCAGTTACAGCTCTACCTAGTATAGCACTATAGTCAAATGCTACGCCTTTAAGTTCTTCAGTTACTTTAGGTGCAGCACCTGGCGCACCCGGAATAGTTAAATCTAATTCAGGAAGTTCTTCTTCTCCTTGGCAGACTAATACACCATCTTCACCTTTAGGGCCAGAAGGGCCTTGGGGACCAGGAGGTCCATTAAATCCTCTAGGACCAGGAGCTCCGTCGGCGCCTGTGTCTCCCCTAAATCCTTGTATCCCTTGTATTCCAGGTACACCTTGATCTCCCTGCAGACCTTGTTCGCCACGATCGCCTTTTTCACCTTTTTCGCCTTTCTCACCTTGGTCACCTTTAGCGCCAGGTAGACCTTGATCTCCGCGATCACCTTTAGGACCAATCGGTCCTATTGGTCCTGTTAAACCAATATCCCCTTTGTCACCTTTAGGACCAAGGGCACCAGGATCACCTTTTGGTCCAGGAGTTCCTTGAGGATCTTGTACATCGAAAAATTTAGATGTTGTTACAGTACCGATAGTTAATTCAATAGTGTAATCATCTAAGAAAATATTGTAAACAGTAGAGAATACCCCAATTATAACAGCAAACTCTCTAATGCCTGCTGGAACTATTAAGGTATTGTTATTTGCAGAGTAAAGAACACCGTCAGTTGGAACAATATAAGTAGATCCTAAGGTGCCATCATAGGAAACAGTTACAGGAAAAGATTGTACAGTGATAGTAGGACTATCAAGAGTTACCTTCCACTGATTGACTGTGTTGTCGTAAACTATGCTCTGTACTAATGCCATTTTATTATCCTGTTACAATGCTTCCTGCGCTTACAGGTTGTATTCCTGTTGTTTGAAATAGATACTGCTCACCGATTTCTTTAACAGTTTCTCCTTGGAATACAATTACACTTTTATTTATAGTGTATTCTGCATCAGGACTTACTGTAAACATTACAGGTGCAAGTCCTGGTCCTTTTGGAGTCATTGCAATACTCAAAGGTCTTGCAATAGTGATCGAAGTCATTTCTTCTTTGACCATCTTGCCAATGATTTCTTCGCCTGAGATTAATTTCAAACTGATAATATCGCCTTCTGCGAACTTTGATTTTTCTAAAAACATTTATGCCTCTTCTGTTAGTTTTTTCTTTAATTCAGTAAATCCACCGATTAATTCTTCATTGATAAAAATCTGCGGTACTGTACGTGCTGTTGGAACTGCCTCCAGCAAATCCTCTTTAGTATATCCATCTCCAATTTTACGTTCTTCGATGGTGTAACCTTTTTGTGTTAATAATGCCTTTGCTTGATCGCAATAAGGGCAATTGTATTTGCTCCATACAATAGCTTTCATTTTTATGCTCTTTCTACTTCTACAATAATATTTTCGCCTATCAGTTGCTGTGCAACTTCTTCAATTGCTGTGCAAAAATCGTTGTCTGCTAGGGTCGCTTGTTCTGAACTGTTTTCTTTTACTAGTTTACTTAATTTTAAGATAACTACTTCTTCATGTAATTTTGCCATCTTTATTTCCTTAAATGCTTGGTAGAGCGTCGTAGTCTAATTGATCACTCATAACGCCTATAACATAGTTAGTCGATTCGTTCTCTTGCAGTGCAGTTTGTTTCTTACTTGTGTCACTGTGCTTGTTGAACCACGGAATAGGAGTTGATTTTGGTGCGTGTGCAAGATACTTGATACCGATATCTTTCAGTGCGCCCACTGCGGTGTAATCAACAAAGTCTTTTAGAATGTTAGCATTAAGACCAATTACAGGACCTAGCTTAAACAAATAATCTGCCCATTCTTTTTCTTCACAAATAACATCCATGTAAATTTGATAAACTTCAGCTTCGCACTCTAGCTTTACTTTGGCAAAACGTTGATCTTCTTTAACCACTTGATTAATCAAGAAGGCTGTCCAACCTTTGTGCAATAGCTCGTCTTGTAGAATCAGGCTGATAATGTTACCATTACCAATAAAGATCTTGTTCTCTACCATTGCCAAGCTAGTAGCAAAACTAACCATGAATCGGAATGCTTCTAAGGCATAACTTGCATGTAGTGCTAGATAGATTGCTTTGATGTGCTCATGTTCATCAATAATTTCACCTGTTTCTTTTCGGCAGTTGATTACATGGAGATCATCGTAGTACTTGCCTACGCTTGAAGCCATTTCAACAATTTCTTTAGTGTCATGGATAGTACTAAAAACTTCCTTAGGCACATTATAGATATTACGAATGATGTGGCTGTAACTACGACTGTGAATATTAGTTTCAAAGAATGTCCAATTGTAAACTAATGCTTCTAGCTCTGGTAGACTCACGACCGGAGTAAAGATTTGACTTGGGCCACGGCCTTGCAAACTGTCAAGAGCAGTTTGCCTAAGCAAGTTGCTAGTGAAGATATGTTTAACCGCATCGCTGGCATCCTTAAAATCTTGTGCGTCTTTTGTAAGACTTACTTCTTCTGGGACCCAGAAGAAACCCCTTGCAGTTTTTTCAAAGTCTGCAATTTTATTGTATTTGACTTCTTCAAAGCGTTGTATAGTAACTGGACCCGCTGGATCTAGAAACATCTTACGATTTAGATAGTCTGTCTTTGTTGATAAGTTATATTGTTTTTTTGACATAGTGCTCTTTATATTCTAAAACTTTCCCCGCAACCGCAGCGGTCACGTTCATTTGGATTTTTAAATTCAAATCCTTCATTCAATCCGTTGCGAATCCAATCTATTGTTAATCCATCGAGATAGACTTGACTTTTAGCATCTACTAAAACTACAAAATCTTGTTGGGCATAATTTATAACACCTACTTCAGCTTTGTATTCGTCTACATATTCTAACACATATGCAAGACCTGAGCAACCAGTTGTTTTTACCCCAACTCGTATTCCTAATCCCTTGCCTCTGCGTTTAAGTTGCTGATTGATTTTTTCAGCAGCCTTTTCAGTTATTGAGATCATGCTTTTTACGATAATCTTCTACTGCCGCTTTGATTGCATCTTCCGCAAGTATCGAACAATGAATTTTAACAGGGGGGAGGGCAAGCTCAGAAGCAATCTCGCTATTTTTAATCTGCGCCGCTTCGTCAAGTGTCCGTCCTTTGACCCATTCAGTAACAAGCGAACTCGACGCAATCGCGCTGCCGCAACCATACGTTTTGAATTTAGCATCTGTAATGACTCCATCTGTATTTACTTTGATTTGGAGTTTCATAACATCGCCACACGCAGGCGCACCAACCATACCTGTACCAACATCAGTGTCAGTTTTATCAAAACTTCCTACATTACGAGGATTTTCGTAATGATCAATAACTTGACTAGAGTAAGCCATTCTTACTTTTTCCTAAACATATCAAGTATCTTTGTTTGTAAGTTTTTAGCAAACTGAGGTTGAGGAAAGTTCCATCCAACAAAAGCACCTACTGCTAACCAAAATAAAGTTTCTAACATGATTATTTCCTTTAAACTGAAAAACTGCTGCCGCAACCGCAAGTTGATTGTGCTTGGGGATTGCTAATACTAAAATTAGAACCCATCAAGTCTTCTTTATAATCTATAACTGCACCTGTCAAGTATTGCATACTCATAGCATCTACTAATACTTTGTAAGTTTGGTCAACGTCGAGTTCAAAATCGTCTTCGTTAGTAACTTCATCAAAAGTAAAGCCATATTGAAAACCAGAGCAACCTCCGCCTTGTACAAATGTACGTAGCTTTAAGTTAGGATTATTTTCCTCTAATAACAAATCAACAATTTTAGACTTTGCAGAGTCGGTTATAGTAATCATAGTTTACATGCCTCGCAATCATCAGCATCGTCAAAATCTATAGGCGCTAATGCTACAGCATCCATAGAAGTTTCTTGAGGTGCTTTAGCGCCAGCTTTATTGATCAAGCTGTAATAGAATGTTTTAATACCCCACATCTGTGCTTGCATCAAGTTCTTAGCAATTAGTGTTGTAGGAACTTTACGGCCTTCAAAGTGTGCAGGATTATAAAATGTGTTTGTTGAAATACTTTGATCAATGTAGACTTGTAGCACTGCACTGGTTTTTAAGTAGGGTACACAATCTGTTTGTTCCCACATCAGTTGGTAGTTCTTACGAACTTTTGCATTCTGATACTCAGGAACAACTTGTACAAAAGATCCAGCCTTAGATTCTTTTACGCTAATCAGGCTCATTGGCATTTCAATACCGTTAGTTGAATTAATAACAACTGAGCTAGACTCTACAGGAGCAATAGCCATTTGTGTAGCATTACGTACTCCGTGTTGTTTCATTTGAACACGAAGTGTTTCCCAATCAAGCTCAGGAGTAAAGTCAGCAAGCTCATTAGACCCAAGAGCACGAGTTTCCCAAGGAAAGATTCCTTGCCCATAACGAGTCTGGTCACTACCTATGCACTTGCCACGTTCTTTAGCTAACTCAACACTAGACTCTGTTAAGTAATAAGCTTGATGTTCCATCCAGCTTTTAACTTCTGCTAGAGCATCCTTATCACCATATTTTATGCCACGCTTGGCATGCCAGTAAGCTAGGTTAGTTACACCAATACCTAACGGACGAATCTCGTCATTGCTCAACTTGGATTGGATAGAAAGAAAATCTTGGTAATCGAGAATATTGTTAAGGCTGCGGTGAAGAATACGGCAAGCCCTACGCATATCTTCTGGGTTGCGGAAAGCTCCCCAGTTGATGCTACCAAGTGTACATAAAGCGATACGACCATCGGGATCATCAAGACGTTTAAAAGAGCGAGTAGGTAATAGGATTTCACAGCAAAGGTTGCTCTGGTAAATGGTATGGTACTCAGGATCAAACGGACCCTGGTTCATTACATTGTCAATAAACACTAGATAGATACGTCCTGTATCTGTACGTTCTTTTAAAATGCCTGACTTGAATACTTCCTCGGCACTCATAGTCTTTTTACGTAGACCTTTTTGTTTTTCGTATTTGACATACAACTCTTCAAATAGAGCAGTGTCTTTATAGAAAGCTTCGTAAAGATCAGGAACTTCGTTAGGATCAAAGAAGGTTATGTCTTCTTTGTTTTTAAATCGTCTCCAGAAGAAGGCACTAAGCACAACCCCATAATCCATAAAACGGACTCGGGTTTCTTCTGTTCCTTGGTTGTTCTTAAGGACAATAAGATCATCAAACTGATGATGCCAAATAGGATAAAAAACAGTAGCACTTGCATTACGAATACCTCCTTGCGAACAACTACGTAGGTCACCGAACCATTTCTTTAAGAAGGGAATCATGCCGGTGTGCATTATCTCACCTCCCCTAATAGGGGATCCCAACGGGCGTAGGCGTCCAATCTCAAGTCCGATGCCAGCACGTTTGCTAGCATACTTGGCCATCATCTCTCCACTAGCAAATATAGAGTCCAAATCATCATCACTGCGAATAAGAACGCAACTACTGAATTGTTTAGTAGGAGTTCCAAGACCAGCAAGCACGGGAGTAGCAAGAGTAAATAGACCATCACTCGCAGCATTGTAGTATTCCTTGATGTAGCGCATTCTCGCGCTGTTCGGTTCTTCTTTGTGAAATACAGTAGCGGCCGCGACCATATATCTAACCTGTGGAGTTTCATAAATTTCCTTTGTAGCACGATTACGTACAAGATACTTTTCAATTAACTGTTCAATAGAAGCGTAACCATATTGCTCATCTTTTTCATGATCAATCATGTCTTCCATTTTGTGCCAGTCTTCTTCTGAATACCATTCAAGAAGTTCAGCAGTATACAATCCTGTTGCTACATTCTTTTTAACGATTTCGTAAAGGCAAGGGGGTTGGTAGTCACCATACACATCTTTACGTAACATGCTAACACGTTGCTTACCTGCTACGTATTGATAGTTGGTATGTCCGATGTCTGGGTTAGATTCTGTGTCAATAAGATCTACAATAGCACGTAGAGTAATCTCATCAATTTCTCTTGTTGTGATACCGTCATAGAAATGAGGTTGTGCTTTGATCTCAATCATTGACTGACTAACATCTGCTATGCCACTACATACCTTTAGGATTTGCGCCTGCCATTTTTCAATAGTTAGCGGTTCTCGTTCACCGCTCCGTTTGGTTACTGTAATGTTAATCATATTTTCTTATTTTTTAAACTTTTCTAAAATGCGGAGTAGTATTTAGTGAAGAGGCGGCATGTCGTAGATCTTTATATTTTTCAATGACTTAGGCAATCTTTTCGTTGGAATCCAAGCGCCGTCTTCGAATCCATAGACATAGTCGTCTATGAATAACATATAATACACTGATTTAGTTACAATGTCTATTGATATGGTTATTTTAGGGTGTATATGACTAAAGCGATCACATAGTTGGAGAGTATAGCATATACCTAAGATAAGATTGAACGGGCAAAACTCGTTTTCTTCTATCAGTTCCCAAGCTGTAGGCCAAGTGGATTGATCATAGGGATCTGTATAAACTTTAACTTTTGGAAACGTTTGAAAAAAATCAACTACATTCTCTAAAGGTGTAATTGATTCTTCTAATTTCTGCCTTATTTCTCTCCAAGCAGAAAATCTTAGTTCTGTTTTTTGATCAAATGTCTTATACATTAACTCATTAACGAGTAGGTGTAGGTAAATGTACTGCTGTCACCTGGATTAATATTGGTATAGTTAATTCGAAGAACTTTCTCACCTCCAGAAGTCTGTAGAGTAGCAGTAAATATCACAGCATCTTCTCCAGCCGGATTAGTTCCTATGTATTCGTACTCGTCAGACAATTGGGTAGTGCTTAAATCTTTGTCTACAACAACAGTAAGAGTTCCTCTTCTTGTTTGATCATAAGCAGTACTTCTAAACACATAATTTACTACCAGTCCGCTTCCTGCACCAATTCCTACTTTAAACGCCATAACTGGTATAGCTGTGAAGTTTAAACTAATTTGCCTTGGTTCAATTTTTTCTCTGTAAGATACCCCGTCAATCTCTGATATATAGGGATTGTTGTTAAAGGCAGGATCATTAGGTTCTAGATAACGTTGTCTTTCAAATACGTCATGCATACTGCTGTTACCATCAGTGACAAACTTGATAACACTATATGCTGAGAATGTTCCAGAATTGGTACTTCCTACATCTTTGTAAGTGTTTCCTCTGCTTCTATTACCTGTGCCCTTTTGAACAAATAACCCTTGACGAGTAACTTTATCAAAGATACAGTTTTCAATTATATTATAGTTTGCTCCACTAGAACTACCTGTTCCTAGATTAAATCCTTGATACAGATATTCTAACAGACAATCTTCAAACTTGTTAAACGAAGCATTGCTTCCTGCATGAACACCGTAGGTTAAATTTTTAAACTCTAACCCTATAAATCTATTATAGCTGATAGTTCCATTTCCTGCTAGATCTATTCCTATTCTGTCGTTAGCCACAGTGCCCGCAGCATCAGTCCCGCTTTCATAGACTAATTTAAGATTAACAAATTCACAATCTTTTGCACCATCTATCTTTAATAGAGTTTTATTGTTAGCAATTGTTTTGATAGTAAAATTTCCAAGTCTTATTTTAGTAGCATCAGTTTCAGTAGAAAACAAAACTTCTGGAGTTCCAGTATATGTGAATACTGTTTGATCTTTACCGTATCCTGAAATTTTAACATTGCTAGGCAAAGAAATTGTGTCGGAGAAATAATATTCTCCAGGTTCAAATTCAATAGTTACATTAGGACTTAGATCGTCTCTAGTTATACTGTCAATAGCCTGTTGAATTTTTTCAGTTTGGTCTGCAATTAATGTTCCAGCAGGCCATTCTTTTGAACTAACAATACCAAAGCTTCTTGCGTTTACAACACCGTCATCTAGTCTTGCTTGTAATGTTCTAGTTACAGTGCCGTCTATTAAGCTTTGTCCCAGTGCAGAATCATACTTGTAAGTATAATTAGCTATTAACTCTAGAATACTGTCGTGTTCTGTTAGGATTTTAGTATTGCCAACATAGGGAGCACCTTCTCCTACAGCACCATTACCTACAAATAATTCTTGAGTATCAATTGCCCACGCCAATTCTCCGCTGGCTAATTGCGGTAATCCTGTTCCAGAGTTTTTCTTACCTCTTCTTAACTGAATTTTTGAAATTTGCACTACGGCCATAGAATATCCTCTTTATAGGATATTTATCAGTTTAGGCGGTAGTATTCTTCCACACGCTTGCACCAGCGTTCAGTCCAGTAGTCAAAATCTGCTGGTTCTAGGATAAACTCTTGATATTCGTAGTCTTTTGAACACATTAGAATAACACCCTTGCGAATGTTAGTTTTGTGTACTTCGTTGTGAGCCATAGCATAAGCAGTTAGCTGAATAAAGTAATCGTCGATGTGCTCACGCTTCTTGGGCTTGTTAGTCTGTTTAAAGTCCAGGATGCTTTCGTCACCGTTATGCACACCTACACAGTCAGTAGTTCCCGCATATAGTTCTGGAAAGTATAAGGGTACTTCACTGCCCCATACTTCGCTTACATTACACAGCCCTTGTGCAATTACAATCTTAGCCATTTTCTGACTTTGCTGTGCAAATGGATTAGTAATGCTTTCATTCATCGGCTCACCTTTGACATAGTCTTCTAAGAACTTGTGCATTCGTGTGCCGCGATTAGCTGCTTCTGTAGTAATAGCTTGTGCTTTAGCTTCGCCAACTGCTTTGCGCCAATTGGCTAATGCTATACGACTTTCTTCTGGTTTAGTTTTGTCCAGTATAGTCGTGACACTAGGGACTTTATGCCCATCTGGCGTAGCATATAAACGCTTGCCAGTGGACTCGTCCCTAGAGAGTTTTTCGTAATTAAATTTGTTGATTAAAAGTGACATATACTATTATGTAGTATTTTTGTCACTATGTCAACTTTTATTTGTTCAATGCCTTTGCTGCTGCTTTTTTTGCACTGCTAATTACATTAGCTTGGCTTTTGGCTTTATCACCTGGCACTCCGGGAGGTTGGGCTTGATTTTTAGTTTTGATTGTTACACCGTCAGCATCAAACTTATCAACTAAGTTTTGAAACGATGGATTGCTGTCAAAGGCTGCTTTAAAAGCATCGTAGTCCAATTCTTGGCCGCCTACGTTTTGTAACATACTGCTGATAGCAGACCAACTAAATGTTCCGCTAGCCCCTTTGCTATCAGCTCTGCCTTTTAGATTAGAAAGGATGCGGATAAGTGTATCCGCATCTTCATTTACTTTTTTTTTGAGCTTAGGATAGTGCCTAGTTTGCGGCTGTATTCAATGCTTTCACGCTTCATTCGACCTGCAGGAGCTTCTCCGCCTGTTGCAGGTTCACTAGCTGCAAATTCATCTCCGCCCATTTCTGCATCTGGAGCACCCATAGTAGCAGGCATTTCAGCCCCGCCCATGTCTCCCATTGCAGATGCTGCGCCAGCGCCTGGACCTTCTTCGCCTGTTAGAATGCTAACTGCCTGTGCCATTGTAGTTCTATGGCCTTCTAAGTTTGCATATAAATCGTCTAATGCTGGCTTAACAGTGCTCGAGAACTGTTCTGCAACATCGCTGCCTAGTTCGTCTCTTATAGAGTCAATTAGATCTAACATTGTTTCTGTTTTCATACTGGAAACGTCTTCCAACCATCCAGTAATTTTATCTACCATGTCTCTTGAAGACATGATCAATGCTGCCTTTTCTTCTTCGCCTTCTGTCAATGTGCGCTCGCTTAATACACCGCGCAACACTTCCATTGCCTCTTCGACAGATTCTTTCTTAGCCATTTTAGTAGCTGTGGCGTGCATGACTTCTTCGCCTTTTTCGCCATAACGCTTTTTAAATTCGCCGCTGGTTTTTTTCATGCCTTTAACATACTTTTCTTTCTTAGACTTTTCATCATCTGAAAGAGTACGTTCTTTGATAGCTTGACGAACAACATCTAGCATAGCACGATTCTTTTGATAATCGTGATTTTCTAGTACGCTGTTAAAGTCGTTTGTTTTTTCAAACTCATAAACTTTTGTGGATAGTTGACGATTTGCCTCAGCTAGTTGGCCTTCTGAAAACTTGTCTAGTGATAGACGGTATCCAAACTTTTTAGCTAGACTTTCGTTTAACTTTTCGCTTGTAATCTTGTTAGATAAATCTCTGATTTGCATATTAGAATCCTAATGACTTGTTATTATTATTTATCAAAACAGCATTTTAAACCTACTAGCTATTTGCTCTTTAGCATAAGTTGCATATTGTGATGAGTATAAAAATCTAGCTAGATAAAGATCACGTTTATCTGTATCTTTAGTAGTTTTATATTTACATTTAAAAATTTCAGCATCTGTATTATTTTTATAATAAAGTTGATCTAAAATTTTAAGTTCGCTGTATTTAACGAAATTATTCACACCATACAATTTTGCAGCTATAATAGCTGAACTTTTTACATTAAAAGTATCTAGGTAAGTGCCGTTTGACCTAGTTAAATGCCATTCTTTATTTTTAGTCTGCTTAATAAGAAAGTTACCGTAAGCTATGGTACCGTTAGGTAAAAGTGCTAAAGGTATTTTGTCCTTAAACTCTTCGTCTAGAAACTGTTCTAACTGTTTGGCTTGTTTTTTAAAATTCATTGGCGATTACCCTAGGATTTGTGTGTCCTATTTTAATTACCAGACTTTTACGAATCATACCCTCAATTATGAAACGATCTCTTTCATCGAACGTATTTAGAAATACAGGCCCTTGAAGCTTTTTCAACATAGCTTCTTCTTCTATACTAGTATAGATACTGAAGCTTTTTAACATTTCATTTATTTTCATAGACCTGCTAGTTTCTTAATATCCAACATTTCGGGCATTTGATCTACTTGAACTTCTTTACCTACTAAAGTTTGCGGCTTATCACCTAATCCTCCAGCTTGGGCACCTTGTGGCATTTGTAAACTTAGCTTACCTTTATCATCTTGAGCCAATCTAGGAGCATTGGGATTGGTTTTATCAATTTGTGTTTGTACGCCTGTAGTAGGATTCTGTAGGATAGTTTGCTTTTCATCATCTTTTGCAACTTTTAACATCCCGGTAGTTTCTTCTAAATCACTATACTTGTCAAACCACTCATCGTATGCATCTTCATCAGCAAATGCTGCTTCTGCTGCATTCATGCCCATTTCGGCATCAATGTAGCTGTAAAGTTCATCTAAGAAGTCTTCTTTTTCTAGGCCTGGTTTATACATTTTCAAGCCTTCAATAGCGTTGCCTACATAGTCACTGCGACCTTCTTCCAAGCTTTCCACTACACCTTCGCTTTTTTGTGCTTTCTCAGCAGCATTAATTCTACGCCATAGGTTGTTAATTGGGCCTTCCATTGAACGTGCTTCACGTTCACGGTCAGTTAAGTTTTGTTCTCTATCAGCATACTGCCAATTGCTTCCGCCTAAGGATTTATACTTGGCCTTCATTTGATCAAGTTCATCTCTCAGTTGCGGTAATTGAGCAATAGTGTCTGCCATGTCTTTATCAGCGGCTGCTTTGCGAGCTTTTTCGTCACGAGCTTTCAAACGGTTCAAACCTTTTTCACGCTTGTTAAACGTGGCAAGATTTTTTTCACGTTCAGCCGGGTCACGAGCAAACATTGCACCCATTTGACTTAGTGCCTTTTGCATACCAGCTTTTTTACGATAGTCTCCTAAACTAACTTCGCCTATAATTTCGTTACGTTTCATGACAGATTCCTTTAGTATATTTATTGCTTTACGTGGAAAACAATATTGGCTCCTGGATCAGCAGTATTGAATACTGCATATCTCTGCTCCATTGCTTCGCTCAATCCACGTATATAAGGAACCAGATGGAAATCTTGTTTTAAAAAACTAAGTGCATCACTGTTTTCTTCATATACATTAGGCTGTTCTACCCGCCAATCAAAACGCCATACACGGATAACATCGTCCGTGTCGAATCCAACAAGCTTGCCGCTTACTTCTAACATCTGAGGGCCGCGATCGTACCATATGTTGCTTCTAAGACCTAGAGTTTGCAACACTGTGTTAAAATTTTGTTCTTTGTATCTAAGCTGTTCTTTGCCAGCTTCATTTCTATGTTGCCCAGTGTGTGTTATGTCCACTAGTGTGTATAATTTGTAATCCATAGCGTATTTAAGTCGTAAAAAAAGGCTCCTAAGAGCCTTTTGATAATTTTAATATTTTACAACCCTAAGAACTTTAACAGTGCCGCAGCACTAGGGTTTCCAATCCATCCTGCACCTGCTACAAATGCCATTGTCATCATGGCATAGGTAGTATATTTTGTTTTGATTTTTTCTAATTCTGTAATCTTTTTTGCCAGTTGGTCATGTTGATCGCAACTTGCGCCGTACATTTCATCTAACTTTGACATTACTCCGTCGCGAGTTTTATCCAGACAGTCATGCATGTCTTTAACATCGACTTTAATGTCGTCTAATTTTTCATCTAAGTTTGCTACCTTGGTCTCTACTATACCAAGTCGTTCTGCTGTTGTGGCCATCAGGCTGTCTCCAATGTGATAAGTCAAGTGCTCGCTCAGAGCCATGTGCCTAATATATGATTGAATGCCTTGATTTGCCTAGTAAACTATTTATCATAGCCGTAAAAAAGCACTCCGAAGAGTGCTTAGTGTTTTTATTAAAACGTAGATTAAGCTACTGAAACACCTGTTAAAGCAACACGAGTAACTGTAGCTGTACCGCCAACTGCGTCAACGATAGCTGCTTCTAAAATGCTAGATCCACCACCGCTTTCAGCAATAGCTGTTTGTGCGCTGCCTGCTACAGATGCAGCACCAGTGTTGGTGTTGAAGTCTGGAGCTAAGAAGCAGAATGTGCTGTCGCCGCCAGAAACGGATGGAGCAAAAATTGCAAATACTTCGCTAGTTACTTGAACTGCACGAATAACTTTAGACCAGCTGCTGTTAGCTGCTTCTGGTGTTGCTGTTAGGTCTTCACCTGTAACTACAACTTTGAACATTTGTAGGTTAGGTGTGTTGAAAGTCAACAATGGAGCACCGTTTGCAACGCCTGTTAGAGCTGCGCCTGGGCTTGGTAATACACGTAGGTAGTTTGCTGCTACGTCTGTTCCGATTAAACTTGGCATAATAATTCTCCTTAATTTTGCCGCTCACACTCTGTGAGCTTTGTATAATTATTTAGTCTCTTTGGAAAAAATCACCCAATATAGGTATATTTTCCGCCAGATAAAACTTGTTCTAAATCCTGTCTTAGATCTAGTAAAGGAGTCTTTTGTCTAAATGCATTTAGCAATCTAGCTGATATTAGATGTAAATCTTGCTGTGTAGGAGTTTTAAAGCTGAGCATTCTGCGTATATCTCTGCTTTCAGTACTGGTTACATTCAATGCCTGTTCTAAACGCATTAAAAAGTACATGTCCCTGCTTTCGTCTTTGTCAATTTTAAGCAACCAACGATTTAACTCCATTTGAGGAAGTTGGGTTTTTTCTCTAAGTTTTTTAGCATCAGCTGAGCCAAAAATCTTTTCAATAAACTCGGGCTTTTCAGTAACAAAATATACTAAGTTATACAAGTCAGTGCCGTTAACTTTAAACTCTGTATAATTAATGTAACTTGCAGTAGCTGCTGCATATTTCTTTGCTAAAGGTTTTCCTTGTTTTAGTCTGCTTAAAAAATCTAATGCTAAGATTATCAAGTATAAATGTTCGCATACTTCACTGTAAGAAAACTTTAAATCATTTTTTGTTTTAATCAATCGAGCTTCTTTTAACTCTCTAATAAATTGAAGATGCTTAGGTATAGTATAACCTTCTAAACTGTGTCCGCCCTCCATCAAGGCTCGTTGCATATCTGAAAATATCATTGAGGTGTCCAGCGTTTCCTTGGTACTAGTTTTACGTTTCCAAATTCTTTTCCTTGCGGAGCATATCTAACTCTGCCTTCACCTTGTGTATCCCAAATTTCTCCCTTTGCACCGCTTTCAATTTGATCAATGACTGTGTCTTTGAGATCCATAATTTGTTTCACTAATCCAAAAATGGCACTTAGTGCATGTTGACTTTTCTGTGCAAGCTCTTGAATCTTAGCCTGTTTGTTTGTGCTAACTTTGCTAGTCTTTAGCCAGTTAAAAAACTGAGGTACACCTAGTTGGTCCAAAGCTTTTGCCTTGGCTGTTTGATTAACATAGGTATACAATATATTTTTTAAATCACCTAGACCCGGAGCTCCCTGCAGAAAGCTGTCAATTTCAATAGCATGTTTCTTTAGATAATTTTCCACTTGGTTTATATCATTAGCTGCAACTTCTACAGGTTGACTGTTGTACACAGGACCTTGAACTATCAGTTGAGGATTACTGTTAAACTGACTAAAGTCATCAATAGGTTGCTGATCACTATCATCCATGCCAAACTCTGGAAAGAACGCATGTCCAACAACCATTACCTGTGCTTGGCTTATACGTTTTCCTAATTGGCTATCTGCTGTTACATGATAGCAAGTTTGACTCTTGGGATTAGGGCAAAAGTTGTAAACTCCCTCTGCATCGACTTCCGGCCTTTGTAAGAACAGTCCATCTGCGTAGACAAAGCCCACAAAGTCTTTAGGCGTTGCCTTGTCAAACAGCGGATATAGGCTGGCAAACTGTTTTGCAAACTCGTTACGAGCAGCTTGCTCTTCGGGAGTCTTAGGACTTCCGCTTTTGTTGGCAATAAAATCAATAAGGTCTTTAGGATTGTCAGTCTTGTAACCTTTACTCCATCCATTATGTCCTGCTAAGATCAAAGGACCAAATGCTTTCTCACGACCCCAATAGATTTGAGGATTGCCGTCCCATTTCATACGAACGCTTTGTGCGCCTTCAATGGTTGCAATTTCTCTAATATGATCAAGTGCTTCGATAGTTCCTCGACTGCCGTGAAAGAACACTAGGTCTTCTAAGTGATTAAATGCACGACCTAGCTTTTTTTGAACGGCAGCTTCTGCTTCTTTTAAAAATTCATTTGCTCTCATTAACAGTTCCAACGATTTAATGCTTTTGCTTTTGGAGTAGGGCGACCCTTCTCATCTTTCATAGGACCTTTATTTCCACTCATCCTAGCACAGAAACTCTTACGGCGCTTTGCATCCTTGCTGCCTGCTTTGAGCTTACTTGGTTTAGTAGTGACCGCAGTCTTTAATTTGCTGCCTGGATTCTCACGTCGATAGGCATTGACTGCCTTTTGACTTAAGCCATCTGTTTTATCTTGCTTATTGACTTTGTTCCAGTCTTCGCTTATTATTTCGTTTACTTTCATCTTAGTCTCGCAATAGTTAACATAGCATCTAGTGCTTCAGTTGCTGCTGTGTTTTGCTTTTGAAATCTAGAAAACTTTTTAGGATCAACACCTCGAGCCGCGGCAATGTCTGCTGTAGGTGCTAGTTTGTTAGGATCCATTCCGCCACGTGCAGTAACAGCATTTGATCTAATACCCGATGCATGATCTAACTCTGTATCTACAGTACCTACACCTAAATCATATTTTGATTTAGATGTAATAGGGCGTCCTTGAGCATCTACCTTGTTAGTAGTTTGCAAAGGACCTTGTTGATAGTCTGTAGTTTGACTACCGTCGGCATGTTTAGTTTGTTGTACACCTGCAAAGCGAGGACTAACTACATCTGCTTCTTTCATGCCTGCTAACTTTTTCATTCGATTGATAGATTCAGTGTTCATACTTTCTGCTGGTTTCTTTTCTACCCAGTTAGGATCTTGACGAGCACGATCTAACAATGCTGCTGCTTGATCATCAGGAAGCCCTTTCATGATACCTTCTACACTGCTTAAATTTGAAGAATTAGCCTGCGGTCCCATTAGTACTTTTGCAATCTCATCTAAATCATCAGATACAAAGTTACCTTTTTTACCTTCTGGAGTACGATCAAACAGTCCTTGCCAAGCTGACCACATGTAGCCTTTTTGCTTAGCCAGTATAGACAGCATCAATTGTTTGTTAACACCCTTGTACGGACTGCCTTGCGGTATGTCGTGTGTATGAAACTTTGCTACACGAGGAGCATTACCGGTTACCATAATATCAACTTGATGATGCTGATCACCTACTGGCACATTAACGTGTACATTAATGCCGCTTTGCGCTGTTTCTAAACCTTTACCGGTGATATAGTCATTTAGAGCTTTTCGAGCACTTTTAGCATCTTTAGCTTTGAAAAAGTCTAATACTGTTTTCTCATCTACAATAACATCCATATCGCCGCTTTGTTGTCCAGGACGAGGAGTTGCTGCAGAACCTACAGGAATAGCTTCAATTCCTGTACCTTGTAGGGCACTGTTAATTGTTTTTAGTATTGACGGAACATCTTTGTGATCAAATGGTTCTGCATTGGCAAATACGTTGCCTCCTTCATTGAGTATCATCTCTTGATTCCTGTATCTTTTTAATGCCGCGTTTGAATTTAGCAGGCTCTGCTGTGCGTATAGCGTTAATAAATCTGCGCTCTAGTTCTGCCGCGGTTTCAATGTCGTAGTTTTCTTTTATCAAACTGAGTAGATTGATAGCACTTTCGATGAGGTTTGATCCTCGGCTCTCGATGACTAAATCCTTATTACGATTTACGCCCATCTCGCTGAGTTCTTGCAGTATTGATCTTGTGCTCTTTTTCATCTTAGCGACACTTCCTTTTGTATATTTACCGTTTTTACTTTGCTTATAACTTTTCCTAGTACTTAATTTACTAGAACATAAATACTCAGTAGAAACCATGATATGTTTCTATACACACTTACACTAGGATTATAACATGAAATATCTATCAGAGCAAATGATTAGGATCATGGAACGTCTATCCGAAATGTTCCCAGGTTCTAGTTACCAAAGCCGTTTAGATGCATATCTAAACACCAAAGGCATTACCGATGCCGCACAGTTGGAAAACTACATCCGACAATTTAACTCCCAAAAGGAAGGATACCTATGAAAAAAATTATTAACACTATCTACGAAGGATTGATCAGTTGGGCAGAAGTCATCGCTGAATATCGCCAAAGTCAATCATCTAGACATTATTACTGAAATCTTCTTTAATATTGCCACAAATTATTGCTTTATATCTAAAAAAGATATATAATATTACATCAGCAAAGGTTGCTGATAGTCATACACATACACATAGGAGAATATTATGACAGAACAATTTACAAAACAATTTACAGAAGCAGCTGACAAAATGAAACAGTTTGTTCCACAAGTTAGTTTCAATAAGAATGGATACGAGATCCGTGCTCAAATGCTAGAAATGGCACAGAGCCAAGTATGGAATGACTATCATGCTAATTGGGGTGCATTTAGCACTAGCGTTAGCAAAGAAGGTCAGGAAGTTATTACCAAGGTAGAAATGCCAACAGTACCAGGAGTTGAGAAGGTTCTTGAAGCTGCTGAAAAATTTTACGCATTCGTTAATCAGAATACAAAAAAATAATAATATATCGCTCATAGAGCCATTATAATATAAAAAAGGACTCTTCGGAGTCCTTTTCTATTATTTTATTCCTATCCAGGTCAGTCGTGTATATCGTTCTTCTGGGTCTTTAAGGTGCATTCTACTAAAATGCATGGTCTCACTTAATGGAAACAGCGTTTTAAAATCAGGCATATCTCTTGTTTGTAGTGCTACCAGGGTGCCTTTAGGTATACGATCAAACCAATTACTGCCCTCAATGTTGTTGCAACTGGTATTGATTATCAGACTTGGATTTTTATAGTTCAACTTATTAGCATCACCAGTTAGATGCTTTACTAAATGTGTTATATCAAAATGATCTGCTACTCGAGCTGCATCATCAACAACCCCGGGATCTATGTCCACGTTTAATAGTTGATTAAACTTGATTCCCTGATTAACCAACGCTGGTCCTATATTACCATACCAACTGCCCAAGTTGTAGATCTTATCATGACGATCGTATTTGAGTCGTTTAAGTTCTCTTGCAAGATGCAGCTTACTTATAAGCAGGTCATCTGAACAACTACCCCTCAACGTTAACGGACTTGACTCTAATATCATAGGCGTTAATCAGCAGATTTATTTTTATCTTTTTCAGTGATTGGTCCACCAGTGACCCAGGCCTTGCATGAACGTGTGCCAGCACATTTAAAGTGTAGAAAGTTGCAATATCCTAAATCTGATAAGTTAATAGTTGCATTAGCATCTATTGCTGTTTCATCGCCCTTTATGCCTGTGCTTATACACTCTCTCATACTGTCGCTAACATCAAATGCCGCACAGTTTCCACATAACATTGTTTTAGCAGTGGTTGAGGTTACGTTGAATATCTTTGCGCTCTTGCTCCAATAGTCTCCAGCTTGATCAGGATTGGCAGGTCCATAGTGATACTCATTAATGGCCTTTTGACGATTCTTTAAGTTAACATCGATGTCATGTGTGGCAATAGGACAGCCCTTGTTGGCTGCTTCTACTATGCGGATATACTTGCGATACATTAATAAATCTCCCGCCACTGAATACTACAAGCTACATCAGCAGTTAAATTATTACCAGCAAACACAGTGCTGGCTACTACTACAAATATTTCACTACCAGTACTGTCTATATTTTGACTAATAATGTTCTTCTTAGCAGAAGTCAGTGTGCCTGTAGACACTGGACTTAGACTGTTTTGGCTGGAGCCTGCTGGTACATAACCTGAAGCAAATCGATCAGCATTGGCTTCTACATAGGCAGTAGCATTGGTACAATACTCAACACCGCTATCCGAGTCTGCTGACGTCCAAGTTAATACTCCGTCGTTCAATGCTGTACTGAGGTCAGCCACACTACGTAGTTTAACAAATTCAAACACAATAGGTTCTGTTCTAGCAAATAAACTCAGGGTTAACGGACGTACACTCAATCTGTTAGGGTATCCTTGAAAACTGTTTTTCAATCTAATAGCAATAACAGGTAACTTAGTGCGTCCTGGTGTAGGTGTTGCTCGTTCTGTCGAATAAACGCTCCAATCAATACCTGATTCAATATATCCACCTTCGCTCATTACAGATGAACAAATCTGATCCATTTCGCCGCCGGGTGTCGTTCCTGTATTGCGTATTTCACAGCGAACAGGCAAGTTAGGATTACTCATATAAACTGTGGGTAATACATTACTGTGATAGTATTCGTGTGCCGTAATCAACTCACCATTATGTACAAAGCCGCAACGAACACGGCCTACACCTAACCACTGAAAGTCAATCCAAGACAATTGTGTCTTAGTAACATCAAGTTTAAATCCACTAGGGTTATTTTCTCCGCCTGTGCCATCACAGCGATCTCTATTCCACTCTGTCTGTGGTACACGGCGTTTATAAGTATAAGGTGTTCCGTTGATAGTAGTTACATAATCGCTTTCATTTGGTGATCCGCCTACGTAAGTTCTTATCACCCAGTTAAGAGTTTGCGTAGTTGGGCTAACTGTTGATCCATCTGCTGTATTGCTGCCTACCTGTTCAAAGTAAATACCATCACGATCATCAAAATAACCCGTGCGTTTAGTCACATTACGATCTGGTTCGTGGAATACAACACTTGTATAGATTAATTGGCTCTTACCAGGCTGGTAGTGGTGATAGAACTTAGTTTGATGTATAGCTACAGAGTTTGTGTTACTACTAGTGGCTAACACAGCCGCTGCCTGATTAGCATCAAAAGTCACAGTACCGCCATTGCTTACGCTGTCTAGAAAGTTAGGATCTATAGCATAAAGATGTTTGTAGTCACCTAGTGTAAACAGTTCACTAACACGCTGACGACCGAACGCATCTGGATTCATACCTGCTACTGACACTTCGCCATTAATAGTAGCGTCAACTGAACCAGTAACGTCTATTGGATTGCTGCTAGAGTTAGCAGTGGTGTTTTTACTAATAGGTATAGGATTGTCTATATCGTTTTTAATTTCAACTTCTGGTAGACTGATTATACTAACACTACCACTAACAGTTAGTGATCCGTTAGTTACATTTACATAGATAGGATTGTCTGCGGCGTTGGCGTTATTGTCTTTGCTAATAGCAATACGATCATTGGATATCTGCGTAAGCACTCCATCTGCAATCGTGCCACGCATACGGTCCCAGGTTGAACCGTTGAATACCATGTTGTGATTTTCTGTGGGCAACACTACAGTAGGAGATGCTTCGCCGTCATTGACTGAAGAGTCAAATGTTAGCTCGTTGGTGCCATCCCATAGTTTAACTCTGTCTACAATGACATCGCCTTCCAAGCTGATGCCGTCAACGTGAACACGCACTTGCGGCTCGCCTGAAGCATTGTACTTCATCGACTTATGCAGATTTAACAGGTTGGGTTCGTCTGGATGAACGTAGCCTGTCGAATTTTGATTTCTTACGCCCATGGCCTACCTTGAACTAAGGTTGATGCGCCGTCGTCTGGAGCAATTTCATTACCGTTATAAGGGTTTGGTAGTTGATTTTTATCTAATACGTTATTGTCTCTGTACCAAGGAGCAGTAGGATCTACTGACCCGCTTATAGTACCATCTGGTGCTACTGTTTTGCCTTGGCGTTTTGCTTCGGCGATTGCTAACTTGGCATCTTGTCGTTCTTGTCTTGTGGGCAAGTGCGCTATTCCGTTTAATGACATATTAATACTCCTGTTGGCCAGGGTGCTGACTTGGATCTTTTACACGTAGATCGTGAGGATGTTTTGGACCATTAACTCCGCCACCTGCATGAATAGTAACACTGTCAATGTCTGCGTATTCTTCTTGAGGAGTATTTTGCAATTCGCCCCGACGTTCTTGGGCAATTAAATCCATTATCTGTTTAAACCGATTAGTGTCATCACCGTTGGCCAACGGACTCATTTCTTCAGGTCTGCTGTCAGGTTGTTCTGATTGGTCGAGCATGTTTAAAACAGCTCTGATTATTTCTTGTGCTCTCATGATAATATTTAGCGTTTAACAAAGTGATAATCACCGTCTGGACCGTTATTGCTGAACAAGCCCTTACAATCAAAACCTATACTATCCATATATTCAATCACTGTATCTTTTAAAGGTGCACCTTTGTTGTATTCTACAGTTTGCAACTCCAATATTACATGCTTAACAGTTTTTAATACTTCGCTTGCACCTTGCAACACATCCATTTCTGCTCCTTGCACATCCATTTTTATTAAATCTGGCAAAGGAAATTGTTTCAAATTAACTACAGCATTTAGCGTAACAGTTTTTAGTGTTCGCTTGTGTTGCTCGTTAAAGTAGTCGGGTGCATTAGGGTTGACAACTTCATTTTCTTTGTAATAGCTGTTGCCGCCTGGATGCCAATCGTTTTGATAAAAATCCACAGTTTTGCCAGTTTCATTGCTCAACACACCTATGTGATATTTCAAGCCCTGTTCTTTATACAAGAACTCACTAGAGTCCATGGCTTCAAATGCTACAGTTTCAGCATTGGGCCATATACGTTTAGATTCATTAGTCCAGTGCAGTACACAGGCGCCTATGTCATAGATCACTCTCGGTTCGAAGCCCTGTGCTTTTAATGCAGTCAAGTAGTCGACATGATCTTTAGGGATTAATCGCTGACTGCCCAATTCTCTAAGTCTTGCTTTGATGTCAGGTGCTTCAGCTGGTGCTGCGGCAGGAATGTTGTTGTCCACTGCAAAAGTAAAACTGCCAGTGTGTCTGCATTGTATTGTAGTGTCAGCATAGATTTTAAATCCTTTGCCCAGAGCCTTACGACAAAAGTCTACATCTTCACTAACAGTGTGATTGTGATCCAGCGCACTGTAATATTTAAACTGAGGGTATCCTACAGACTTCAACACTTCAGATTTGACCAATACGCAACCAAATCCACATCCTGCAATTTCTACTAGACCACGCCCTTTGATTTTGCCATAAGGAACATTAGACACACCGCCGTTTGCATTGTGTTCGTATATTTCTAAAATGTGTTGACCGGGCTTGCGCTGTATATACAAGCCTGACACTACAGGTTTGTCATGGGCTAATAGTTTTACCAATGTGTCGGGTGCAAAGCTGATGTCGCTGTCTACGCTAAATAGATAGTCGTATCCTTTAACAGCCCAGTCAGCTATCAAGTTACGCACTTGGTCAATGTTATAGCCGTAGAAGTATTGAAATGTGGTTTGGTAACCTTCGGGCACTTGTAGGTCGTAGATGCTCTTGAACGTCTCGGGCTCTATGTTCCTCGCTGTGGGTATGGCTATTAATATTCTTTTTTTTTCGGTTGACATGTTCACTATTTCTCGTGCGTTTTTATTTTGTTCTGCTGCGTTGACTTTATAATCGTTTAACGGATTGATGTCATTGTAGTTGTAAACAACATCTTGCAGGCATTTTACCTTGAGAGGATCAGCTGCTTCAATCAGTGCGTAGAATACTGAACCATCTCCTCCTGCCTTGTACCATTTGCCATCTGCATCTTTAAACTGCGCATCATCACAACTGTTTAACAAATGCTTTTTAAATGTTCTCAAATGTGTATAGGGCAAGATCCAATTGAAGTGATGCTGTCTATAAGTTTTGTTCTGTTTGATCGACTCAGGATACGGTTGACTAATCAATGGAATATTGTCCGCCATGCTCCAACAGCTTCCGTAGGTAAATTCTGTTGTGCTATCATAGATAGTATTGTAATAGCTGAACACAGTATTGTCGTTGATCAAACTGTCATCGCCATCTAGCAACATCACAATGGCAGCATCGTCTAATGGCTTAATGTTTTCTATTTGATTACGCACCGCACCTTTATTTTCTTTGTTGTTGATCAGTAGAAATTTGCCTTTAAGTTCTTCCGGTAAATTACTTAATACTATTTTGACCACATCGGCAGAATCGTCGGTGCTGGCATCGTTGATCAGGTAATGTAGATAGTTGTCGTAATCTTGTGCAGCTACACTGGCTATACATTTTTCAATATACTTGCTGCAATTGTAAAAAGGACTGATCACCACAATCTGCTGTTCTTTGCCTACTTTGTAGTTTTCCAACTCAACTGTGTTGTGAAACTTGCGATTGTATATCTTATGCAATCTATGATTGATTTTGCTTGCAGCACGATAGTCTTGTTTGTTAAGATAGTGACCTGCCTTTTTATAAAAGTGCTGTTTCCATTGTAGTGCTACACTATTCCAGCCTGCAATGTCTTTAACGATGTTGCAGTAGTATTGTTTCTGTTGATGTAGATAGGTGTTGTGATATGCTTCCACTGTAGTTTTGACAAACTGTTCAACTTGTTGCGGAACATTTATATCTGCGAATAGGCTGTTGGGTTCTATAGCATAGTCGATTAGATAGCAAGCGCCTTCTACTGCAATTTCTTCAAGTGCGCCAAATCGGCAAGTTATGATAGGAGTATTGTAACACAGACTCTCCATAGAGGAGATGCCATATGTTTCAGGAAACGCTGCTGGATACAGCATAAAGTTTGCTTTGGTCAATATATCAGCAATCTCTCGTTGACTGATAACACCCGTAAACTCTATGTCCAGTTTGGCTAATTCAGGATCGTTGGCCATAACTCGCCAATCTTTTTCCTGTTGATCCGGCTCTG